ACCCGGAATCGCCCGCCAAGATCGCCACCGCATCCTCACGGTCAGCGTCACTCAAACCCGCAAGCCAGGCGCCAATAGGGCAGCCGAGATTCGCGGCCTTCCGTGGTGGTCCCGCTTTCCTTGCCTCGGCCAGCATTCCCACGTGCGTTCCTCCTGCGCTCGGTCAAACCCTGACTGCGGTCTAGTGCGTTGCGGCCCAGCCTGCAATGACCAGGCCAAGGCACGACGACGCGACCAACCACAACTGCCACGGCGCGATGGTCTTGCGGTCCTCAACAGCACGCAGACGGTCCTCGTGGTCATCGAGTTGCTTCTGTTGAGCCTCAGCCGAAGCACGCCGCGCTTCACGTTCAGCTCGAGCCTCCGAAATCATGGTGTCCAGGCGTCCGTTGAGTTCAGCGAACCCCTTGTCCATGCGGCCCTCCAACTTGGCGATTTCAACAGCGGACAAGTCAGGGTCACGACGCACGGATTGGTCGGTCATGTCACATCGCCTACAGCAGGTACGTGAGCGCTATGGAGATCGCCGACGATGTGGATGTGGGCGAACTCGTGACGGACACGACACCGGTCGTTGCGACCTGCAACCGGAATGAGCCGGTGCCGAACACGGGGAACACGAGGGTCCGTGAGGGGCGCAGGTGTGACGGGAGCGTGCAGACGGTGTCGCCGTTGGTGACGTCGCCAGAGTTGCGGGATGCGGTGCCTTGGATGGATACCGTGGAACCGACTTGGCGTGCAGACCAGCCCGACGACGACGAGTAGTTGCCACTCAGCGTGAGTGTCACCCAGCCCGTGTCGCGCGTGTCCACGACGTACCAGGTCGCGGTGCCGAGGTTGTATTCGATGTTCATGCCCGCCGTGGCATCGGCACGGAACACGACCAGCGGGTACTCCGTGGTGGGGACAACGGCCGTTTTGAGCGCGTCACGTTCCGTGGTGTTGCGCACCGGAACGATGCCGCCAGAGGCCGCAGCGTAGGGCGCAACCCAACTAACCACACCGTCACCACCGCCCGATGCTGGGACGTTGATGGTTGCCAGGATCAACTCGCGCGACGTGGCCGGCGAGGGTGCGACTGGGACGGCGGCCGCGGTGCCTGCCGTGTAGACGAACGTGATCGCCGGGACGCTTGTGCCGTCCGATTCGGCAGGGTCATCGAGGCGAACCGTGATGAGGTCGATGCGCGCGTAGGTGGCGTGAGCGGCGTTGAGGGTGAGCGTTGAGCTCGTGTCGTGCGAGTACCAGTACGGGCCAGCGATGGCCGACGCTTCCAGGTCGAGGATGCCGACGTGTGGGGCGATGGTGACGGTCGATCCCGACACACTGATGGTGGTGCTCCGGGTGCCGATGCGCACACCAGACCATGCGCCCAGTGGTCGCGCTGACGACGCGCCGAACATGGTCGCGGCTGTTGCTTGCCGGACGGTGCGCCCCGAGTACGAGGGCGCTCCCGCGACCGCGTCAACAGGCCAGACAGTGTCAGTCATGGGTGCTCCTTATTTAGGACTTGAAGAAGATTCCAACTGCTTGCACGCTCGCCACCCCACCGGATGTCCACGCCGCCAAGTTGGTTTGGATGCGACTCTGAACGGTGATCGAGCCACCGCCGGTCAGTCCCGAGAGCGTGCGCGAGAATGACGCGCTAGCAACGCCCGTGTAGAAGTTGGGGGTGTTAGGCGAGGGCCACACTTGACCACTTCCCGTGCCCGCGATGTAGATATCGATGCCGCACATGTCCACGGAGCCGGAGTTGTTGATGCCATAGATCGAACCGAACGCGAACACGACGGCCTGGTCATAGCCAGAGGGCACAGTGAGCGTGGCCGTGGCGCGCGTGGTGAGTGAAGTCGTCATCGCGACGCCAGTATTGAGGTCTTGGTCTTGGTCTACGGCGATCTGATGAGCCGCCAGGTCAGCGATATCGGCAACGGCATCCTCGAGGTTGGATACCGTCGTGGTTAGCGCCGCCACCGTGGAGCCGAACGACTTCGCAATAGACGGGCCAAGCTCACGCAACTGGCGCTCGATACCCTCAATGCGACGCAACAGGGCGTTCTCATCAATCAGCGGGGAAGTCACAACGGGCTCACAATCGGCTCAAGAGTCGGCGTGTTCGAGGTCGTCCACTTGCACCCCACAACACGGAACAACTGCGTCAAACCATCCGGCCAACGCGACGTGTTACCAGGCGCAATCGACAACGCCACCGTGTCACCCAGCCACCAATCAACACCGAACCGTGGCGCAGAGTCAGCGTCCAACGTGATGACCCACTCATTCGAGCCACCAACCAACCGCGACAACGCCGCCTGTGCGTGAGTGGTCAGCGTGGCCGTGTCGGTAATCGACGTTGACGGCGTAAACCGGTACTCACACCGAAGCTGGTTCGGGCCAACATCCACCTGATCCGGCGACTCGGGGCGCGTATCACCATCAGCCGTGGACGTGGCACGCACCACATTCGCGCCCTGCCCAACGCTGTAGTCCTCAGCCCACTGAACAGCGGACACCGAACCGGGCAAGTCGAACGTCACCGCAGGCGCAAGACCCGGGAACGGCTCCACACCAAGACGGTCAGCAACCACCAGGACCGGCACATACGCGACCCGCACACCCACCGTGGACACCTGCCAACGCACCGCAAACTCAGGGCCATCAAGGACGTCCGAAAGTTCCGTCAGCACCGAATAAACGGTCTTGTCCTCGTTGTCAAAGTACGTGCGGTCGCGCGTGAACGCCGACGCCGACGCCTCCACCGTAATAGGCAAACTGTCGGCCACATAGGTGGTCACCAAGTCCTCGACAATCGAGCACTGGTCGGTCGCAGAGTAGTCTTCATCGCCCACGAAACGACGGTCAAAGTACGCCGTGACCGACGCCAACCCGAGCGCCACCGTGTCACCATCCGTGCTGTCACGCTTCGTGACCAGGTAGCCATCAACCGGCTCACCGTCAGCCAACAGCACAAGATAGGAACCGTTCGGCTCAGTCGCCGCCACCCAATCTGGCGAGACACCATCCGCGATAGGCAGAGTCGCGCTCAAAGTCGAGTACGCACCAATGACCTGCTGCAACGCACCAGTGACCACCAAACCCGGAAGCTCAGCAATAACCTCACCCGTCGTCGCAGCACACCCCAACCACGTCAGATCCATGACGGATACGCATTCACAGTCAACGTGCCAGACCCCGACGTGGCACTAAACGCCCACACATTCGAGCCCGGCTCAAAGCCAGACCAACCACGATTCGTCACCCACGCAGACCGCGACGCCGTACCGTTCTCCAACACCGTCCGCGCGTCCATGTCCACATCGATCCAGCCGCCAGCCGGCACCGAAATACTGGACGCGAACACCAACGACCGGCCCGAATTCACGTGCGTCACCGTGGGGCCAGTGATCGGCCCATCAATGCGCAACGTGACCCTGCCCGTCGTGTTGCCAGGACTGTCCAGCGTCACCAAGCCAGCGTCCGTCACCGCCGAAATGGTGGTCGGCAACGTCATCGGGAACGTGAGGCCACCCGTCGATGACGGCAGACCCGTGGAACCAGTCAGCACCGTGCCAACCTTGCGCGGGTCGGTCGCGATGAACTGGAGGGAGAACCGGAACGCCCGGTCAGAGATCCACTCAACAATGAGTTCATCGGTGCGCCGCACCTGCGCCGTGAGCGACGTGTTGGTGGCGTCAATGGTGATGGTGTCGCCAGCCACATCCGGCCATGACACCGTCACCGTGCCGTCACCGTTGTCCACGATGGTGAGCGACCCAGCCGGAACAGAACCGGGCACCGTCGCACCAACCTCAACGACGTTCAACGGTGTCTCGTCAAGCGTTGCGGCGGCGCTTAGAGACTCAATTGCACCCAGCGCAAGGGTGCGCTCCGGGGCATCAACAACACCCGTGAGTGCAAGGTTCCGTGCCGCCAACCAAGCGTCACCAGCCCAGGCACCATTGGCACGCGAGCGCTGCGTTGGTGCGATGGTAGACGCAGGAGCGCCCCACCAGCCCTTAAGCCCGTCGCGTGGCACCTGCCAGAACACGCCCGCCTCAGACGTGCCATACAGTGGGAGCGTGCCAAGCGTGATGAGTGGGTCAGTCATTACGCCGCCGCCAATGCTTGCCTGCGAGCAACAGCCATAGCGGTGGCGTGCGCGTCAACGGCCTCGTAGATATTGAACGTGTTACCCGCATGACCACCCAAAGCGGCCGCCGATGCGGGGTGATCCAGCGGCACAATGGACGCGCCTCGAGGCATGTACCGCAGCTCCGGGCCACGCTCACCAACGACAGACCAGCCCGACCCGAGCGCCGTGCCACCATCTGCGAGGTACGGGATGTCAGGAACATCCCAACCTTTGCCACCAATACCCGGGACCCACGACGGTGCTTTGAATGACAGTTTGCCGACCGTGCTATTCCAGAAACCGGCAATGGCGTTGAAGGCTGATTTGAAGGGCGCAGTGATGAACTCGGTGACCTTGGAGAAGCCTGCCTTCAACTTGGCTGGGATGCCCTTAAAAAACGCCATAATCTTGTCCCAATTTGTGACAATCAGGCCGAGCGGAGAAAAGCCCCATACCTTCTTAATGAAATCCCATATTCCCTGGAAATAGCCACGGACTAGTGCGATGTACGCCTTAAATCCGGCGACGATCTTGTCCCAGTTTTGAACGATGATCCCCAGCGGTGACCAGCCCCACACCTTCTTCAAAAACGCCCAAACGTTCTTCGCGGCAACCGTGATCCAGTCCCACGCGGCCACCAAGAAATCGGTGAATCCCTGCCAGATTTTCTTGCCCATTTCGGTCTTGGTGAAGAAGAACACCAAGCCCGCGACCAGGGCGGCGATAGCCACAATGATGATTCCGATGGGGTTCGCGGCCATGACCACGTTCCATGCGGCCTGGACAGCGATGGCGGCAAGTTGGGCGGCCTTCCACAGCGCCATCGCCGTCGTGTACGTCTTCCAAATGACCAGCGCCGTGCCGATAGTGACCACGAGTGCGGCCAGCCAGTCCTTGTTGCGCATGATCCACTGGCCGAGCGTCTGAACCGCAGGGATAACGGTGCCCGTCACGTACTTGCCGACATCACCGAGCACCGAACGCACCCGCTCGAACACGTCACGGAACTTGCCACCGATGCCCTCACCGCTCTTGAAGCCAGCAATGAACCGGTCAACAGCGGGCAGGATCCTCTTGGTGACCACGTCGGCGATTCCCTTGAGCGCGGGGAGCACAATCGGGATCAACTTCTCCGCGATGGACTGCGACACGTCCTCAAACGAGCGCTTCATGATTTCCATCTGGCCGGGGAGTGACTTACCAGCCGCCTCCGCAGCGCCACCGAACTCAGTGTTCAACTCCTTGAGGATGATCTTCTGAGCGCCCGCAACGTCGCCAGCCTCAACCATCGACTTGATGGTTGCCTTCTGCCCGTCCGTGAACGACACACCAACGCGCGTTAGGGCGCTGATGCCCTTCACCGGGTCATTGAGCGCCTTACCGAGCAGCACGGCCTGGGAGGATGCGTCGCCGCCCATCTTCGCGGCCATGTTCGCGGCCGCCAGGGTAGCGTCATCGAAAATCTTGTCGGTCTTGGAGTTCTTGATGTTCGTGAACGTCAGCAGCAAACCCTCAGCGGCAACAATGGAGTCGTCCGTCTGGCCCGACATGCCCTGAATGGACGAGGCAAGATCGTTGAGTCCCTTGACTGAGACGTTCGCAGCGTTGCCCGTGGACTTGATACCAGCCGCGAGCTGAGCGTTGCCCGCGGAGGCATCCATAGCCTCCTGAAAGCCCGTCTTGAGGACGGCGGCGGCACCGGCAATGACGGAACCAATGCCAGCAACGGCGGCCCCTGCGAGGACCTTGCCGAACTTGGAACCAGCCTTCTTGCCAGCACCCTCAACATCGACGCTCGAAAGCTCCTTCTCGATGTTGCCTTGCATCCCGGCCATGGTCGGCATGAGACCGATCCAGGCGGTTGCAAGAGTGGGTTCGCCTGCCATCTTGGCCTCCTAGTTGTCCCACTTGAACCGCTCCCTGAGTTGCGCGAGGGTGACGGGTTTACGTGTGCGGAATGTCTTGGTTTCACTGGTCGCGTCGGTCACACCGGGACGCGGGTGGGGCTTGGGGCGCTTCATCTTTGAGCCCTGCGAACGGGCCGTCGCGTAGGAGTTCCACGCCACCGCGTCGTAAATGTCCGCGAGCAGGTAGTCCGTGTGCGACCAGCCCGCACTCTCGGGTGACAGGACGTGGTGGAGAGCGGTGCCGGGCATTGCGGCGCTAACAACGGCGCGTAGGTCTGCCCAGGTGAAGTCCGATGTGCCGACGTTGCGCCAACGCAAGCCCAGGGCAATCAGGTCGCGCTCTACCGCCTCCGAGTGCTTCTCGTGTAGCGCTAGGAGGCCCTGGATTCCCCCAGGCTCACGCCCGAATAATCAGTCCACGCGGTCATCAGGGCGGCGAGTTCTTCGGGGTTCAGCGTGTCGAACGCATCCAACTCGGGCGAGCCCTCGTCAAACAGTTCCTCGAACATGATGAACAACGCCTCTGCCGCGTTCTCCTCGGACAACTTGCGGGTCTTGCGGGCAACACCCATGGGCAACTTGGCGAGGCTTGGCAGGGTGATCTTCGTGGTGCCGATCTTGTAGTGGAACTTCTCGGTAGCCATTGCGGAGAGCCTTTCGTCTCATGCGCGGAGGTGAAGCACCCCTGACGGCGGCCCTCCGCGCGAGACGCCGCCAGGGGTACAGGTCAGGAGCCGTCGCCCGTGTCGTACATGAGGACGGCCTTGTCGCCGTTGTCGTCCTCGAACAGCTCGATGGTGACGGTGTAGATGGTCGGCGCTGAGTGGACGAACACGATGTCGTCCTGCTCAATCACCTGCGCGTCGGCGGCGGCGATGCGGACCAGCTTGTCGCCGTCCTCGGCGTCAACCACAAGCGCGAAGTGCGGCAGGATCGAGCCCTTGACGTGGACCGTGGTGGTCGTGCCGGTGGTGTCCACGTTGTCAACGCCGAACACAATGGCGAGCACTTCCTCGTTTGTCTCAAGGAACGGAATCTGCAACTGGACAGAGTGGGACGTTTGAATGACGCGGACCTTGTCACCACCCCACGCGAACACGTCCTCCGTGTCGCGGTTGATGGTCATGGTTACGCCGTCCTCGCCGATGAGGCCGACGCCGGTAAAGGCGGATACTGAGCCGTCAATGTCGGTGGGGATGGCGGTTCCCGCGGGGGCAGTCAAGATTCCGCCGCCGCCGGACTTGGGGGATGCCACGAGGACATCAGATGCAGCCATGGCTGACTCCTTTGGGTTGGGTTGGTTACAGCGCGGAGGCTCGGAGGGTCACCTGGTACGTCGCGGTCATGCGTGACTGTCCAGAGAGAGGGTCGGGAAGGTTCGCGGGCGCACCGAACGACTCGACGTTGTAGACGTCAGAGCGGACACGGTGCGCGGAGTTCATGTGCGCATCGGCGAGCATCATCAGCGTGGACGCCTCGGCATAACTGCTGGCCCACGCTTCGATGGTGATCTGCGCGTCGTGGAGCACCACATCGCGGCGGCCACCACCACCAGTGAGCAGCACGCGAACGAAGCGCGTAGGGCGGCCCTTGGGGACTTCTGTCGCCACCGGTATGGGTGTCAGCGCGCCGGTCAGGTACTCGACAATCACACCGTCAGCGGCCGGGGTGAGCAGCACTTCGGCGGTCATTGCCGGCCAGCGTCCAGTGCACGAGTGAGCGCACGATCTGTCGCCTCAGCCATCATCGCCTGCGGTGTGACTGCATGGACACGGCCAAGGATGCGGGTGCGGCCATGAATGACGGACGCCTCGAAACCATCACCTGCGACGCGCGCAATGTTGTCCACGCGGCGCTGAATGTCGGCGCGTACCTTGTCGCCCTTGAGGATGGCCTTCGCGGTGCGTGTGTTCATCTTGACCTTGGGGCGCTTAGCCATGTCAGCCCTCCACTCGCTTGAGGCGCACGCGAACGCCGGGCTCGTAACCGAACGGGCCGAAGTCGTAGGACTCGGGTTCGCCGTCCACCTCGAACTCGTTGCCCTGCCAGACGATCCGGTCACGCGCGTGGACGGTGCCGAGCTGCGCGGTAGATCCCAGCAGGAACAGGGGGATGGTTGATGGGTTGCGGCCCGGCTCGTAGTCCTCACCGGGGGTGCCGGGGTATGCGCCGTAGATGTTGCGTGTGACCGCTGTGGCCCATGACGGGACCGCGTTGCCGAAGCCGTCATCGCCAGTCGCGGAGTAGACGCGGTGGCCGCAGGTGAACGGCTCAGGAAAGGCAGGCATCGTAGCCTCGCTCGGATGCGACGGTTACTGACGACATAGAGCGGCGGTGCGGGCGCAGCGTGAGCTTGTCCGTATTGGCAAGCCACGGCGATCCAGAGTTCGCGCCGGCGACGTACTTGGTGGCAAACGGGCCAGCGGTGAGTGTCTCGGCGCCGATAGGTTGGCCGTCCTGCTGAAAGACGCGCGCAACCATGCGCGACGTGACAACGGTGACCGCGGACGGCACATCCTCCACCGTCTCGAATGGTTCCTCGCCACGGTTGAGGTAAGCCACCACCAGGGCTTGCGCCTCGGCGATCACGGCATCGACGTATTCTTCCTCAGCGCTCGTGAGGGCACGCCGTAGACGATTTGCCACGTCGTCGGCATCGCAGAAATCAACCATGACGGCTCCCGTTGTTGAGTTGTGCTACTGGCCCCTGCCCGCCAGGCGCGGACTGGCAAGGCAGGGCAGTAGGGGGTTACGAACCGGCGGGGATGACCGACGCGACGGGCACCTTCGAGGCACCCTCGGAGGTCGCACCGGTGCCGAGCACGTAGGCGAAGCGCGCCTTGAAGCGCAGCGCCACCATGTCCTTCTCCGCCAGGTTGCCGACGCCGGTAAGCGTCGCCTGGTCGAGGAACTTCACGGTCACGTCCTGACGGACACCGATGCGAACACGCGACGGGTCCACGACGAAGGCGTAAGCCTCGTCCGCGTCCCACGCGCCGTTCCGGTTCCAGGTCGTGTCGAACTCGGACACCACGCCATCCACGAGGATGGGCGCACCGGACGAGTTCTCGCGCAGGTTGCGGAGCTTGAACCGGAGCGAGTTGCGGGCAATGAGGGACGTGGCATCGAAGCCAGCGTCGCTCAGCGCCTCGGCGGCCAGGAGGATCGACCCGTAAAGGTCGTCCGCGCCGGTCGTGGCGTTGACCTCGAAGTCCTGCGACGCACCGGAGGCGGCCGTCAGGAGGTCATCAGAAGTCCACGAGGACGGCTTGTTGACGCCGAAGAACACGGCCTCGTCAAGGGTCTTGCCGATGGCCTGACCACCAAGGCCGGCGATTTCCTCGAGGATGTTCTCGGTGGCGTCGTCCAGGGTGTTCTCGTGAATCGGGATGATGACCGCAACTTCCTCGGCCACGAGGGTCTTGTCAGACCACGTAACCTGCGCGGTGTCCTTGACGCCTGTGTTGTCCGTGTCAGTGACCCACGTTGCAGCGGGGAGCGTTGCCAGGACGGGGATGTGGGTCGTCTTGGTGCCCATGTTGTAGGTCGGGAAAGCGGCCAGAGCAGAACTGGACGCCTCCGCCGAGCTGATGACAGTGCCTGCGTATTCCTCGGCGATGAGCGAGGCGACCTCGGCACGGGTGATGTCAGCCATGGCTGACTCCTTTCTTGGGGTTCACCCGCCGAGGTCGGTCCTGGCGGGTTGGCTCTAGTGGTCCGAGCCGCGAAGTTGCCGCATGGCGGCAGCGGCCCGTTCCTTGCCCGTGAGTCCCGCATCGTCAGGAGCGGTTGCGCCTGACTTGAGCTGCGAGGTGGGCTTGGTGGGCTTGATAGACATGCGAGAGGCGAGCAATTCCGCCTGCGCCTCGATGTCCTCCTTGGTTGCGCCGGACAACAGAGGGGCCAACTCCGGGTCGAGTCCCTTTGCAAGCACGACGCTCATGCGGTCACGCTCGAGGGTTGCGTTCGCGAGAGCCTTTTCTGCGGCCTCCGCGCGGGCGGTCGCTTTTTCGATCTCTGACTTCTGCGAATCCTTGAGCGCGGTCAATTCCTCCGCCTGGGGGCGCAAGGCTTTAACCTCGTTGCGGTATTTCGCCGCCTCGTTGCGCAACTTCTGCACGTAGTCGGCGGCGAAGGTCTTGCCGTCCTCTGGCTCTACCTCGGAGACGGTATCTACTTCGGTTTCTGTCATGACCCCTCCTGGGGGTTGTCACGGCACCTGGCCGTGCTTCCGCCGTTGTGGCGGGAAGATCAAGCGGACTGACGGGCGCTGTAGTCCTCGTACAGCGCGTCAGGGTCGTAGCCATCGGGTAGGTCGTCGCCGTCCCAAATTTGGGTTGGCACGCAATGGCAGTTGTCGTGGTAGTCGGCTCCATCGCCTGCGGATTCGGCGCTCCGGTACACAGCGCCACGGCTGGCGAGCATTAGGCAGAAGTCGCAGACCTTGCCGCCTGATGGCACGCGCGCCCATGCACCGCGCGACGGGTCACGGGATGAGTTGAGGGCGATAGTTCCGCGCCCGTGCTGCGTGATGTATCGCTGCGCCGCGCCTTGCAGTCGAGCCAATGCCGCCGCGTCGTCGGGCTTGTCGGTTGCCAGCGGTGCCACCGCCCATCGCACAGAGCCGTCGATTTGGTCAGCGGTTGGCCCGTCAGCGAGGATCGCGCGGTACTGTCCGGTGGCGTTCTTGGATGATGCCCGCAGGTCGTCGTAGAACTGCGCCGCGATCAGTGCGGCGGGGCGGCCGTAGGTTTCTGTGAGCGCCGCAAGGAACTCGGCAGCCTTCCTGCGTGCGTCAACCACGTTGGACTTGTCGAGCTTCTTCCAGAACGCCGCAAGGTCACGCTGCGCAAGGGTGACGAGATTGGCGTTGAGGCGGCGGTACTCCTCAACGCGAGCGCGCGACGCCATGGTTACGCACCAACGGGAGCCGGTTCAGTGGCCGGCGTTGTGCGTGCGGCCGCGATCACTTGAGCGGCCAGTCCGGTTGCTTGCTCGCGGCGAATACCGTCCACGAGCGCGTCTGCTTTCTGCTGCGTGATGCCGGGGATTTGGTCAACGAGTAGTTCTATGGGGACGCCCGCGGTGGTGAGCTTGACGACGCCGTCAACGACCTGCGCGAACGATCGCGCCTCGGTGTCGTGCCACAGGACTTCGGCATCCTCGGGAACGTCAACGCCCTCGACCTTGCCTGCGAGACGTAGTGCCTGCTCCCAGGATTCGCCGAAGGACTCCTGCTTGGACGCAACCTTTCGCTGGTTCGGCGCGTTGACCAGTGCGATGGTGTCGGCGCCAACGTTGGAGATATCTCCGGTGAGCGCGAACACGGGGACGCGAGCGCGGATCGCGACGTGCGCAACCATTTCATCGAGGATCGCGTTGTACGCCGTCACGTCCGCCGATGGGAACGCGCCAGCCTTCACGTCTGGGTCATCGAAGGTGAGCATCCGCCGTGCCGACAGGACGCGGGCCTCGTCCGCTGAGTCCGCAGCCCAGCCCATGAGGTACTTCTGTGGGAATGCGCCGAACCGGGACACGATGAGGCGGTCAAAGTTGACGGCGTTGATGGCCTTTTGGTCATGAATGAGGGGGCCAACCTCGCCGCGCAGCATTTCTTCTGTGTCGCGCTCGTTGACGAAACGAACCACGGGCACGACACCGAACTTGTGTGGCGTCATAGCGTCGGGCACGGCTTCGACGGTGGACGTGCGGGACGAGCCGCGCACCAGCACCTCATAGGACGCTTCCGCGTCCCACAGCAGCCCGCGCCGTACCTTCTTACCGCCCAGTTCCTCTATCCACGTCTCGAGCGCCAGCTGCGGCCACTCGTCGCGCGTCGGGTCGGCATATGCGGCGAACATGCGGCGGGGTGAGCGCGGGTTGAAGCGCACCTTCCCACCCACGAGGTCAAGGAGCAGGTATGAAGCGCCGTAGACAACAGCGGGGCGGTGAACTTCCGCCTGACGCGCGTCCATCCGCTCGCGTTGCCAAATACTCCAGGCCGCCGTGTTTGCGTCAGCGCTTGGGGAGCGGCAACCAGTCACCGAGAGCGCGTGAACAAACGAGTCCACCACCAGCGGCATGATGTTCTTCACGGCGAGCTTTGACAGATCCTTGATCTCATCGTCGGCGTCGTCAGGCAATGTCGGGCGGCCAAGGATTCCGCGCTCGTAGCCGCGCACTCGCTCCAATTCGGGCAGTTCATCGGCGTGTTTGCGCCACAGTGAACGTGCGGCGGCGGTGACCTCATCTTCTGTGAGCACGCGCGGTCACCTCGCTTATCCGAATACGGCGCGGCCAGAGCTCGCGCGCTTGTTGTTCTTGGCGGCCCAGTGGGCCAGGCTTACGGCCTCAATTGGCGTGTCGTCCCCGTCAGGTGTCATGGCTTTCCATCCCCACGCGCCGTCACGGGTGCGGATGTCTTTGTCGCAGGCGGCCACGGAGTCATCGAGTACCCGTTGGCCCTCGCTCGTCAGGTGTGTCACTGATCCGCCGAGCAGCCCGTCATAGAACGACGCGCACGCTGCGGTGTAGTCGGCAAAGGTGGCCGTGTGAACAACCCGGCGGCGCACACGGCGCTGAATGAGCGCATCCTGTAGCGCTGTCGAACCTGCGCGGCCGGCAAGGACAATCAGGCTCACGTCGTCACGGCGCTCAGCAAGCCAGTCGGCCAGTGCCGTGATCCCCGCGTCAAGGTTGCCGACATCGCGGCCCACGATTTCGACGTGGATACCGTCAGCGTGGCGCGCGGCACCGGCTACGGACACGCGGCGGCCGTCAACCGAGAAAGCTACACCGAACGACTTGCCAATGACGTTCTTAGGTGCCTCCGCGACGCCCGCTGCGGCCCATTGCGCCGCCGTAATGAGGCGGGTGTGGCCCACGTCGGAAGTCCAGATTCCCAGGCGGTCTAGGGCGAATTCTTCGCGTGAGTATGTCGCGAATTCACCCTCAACAACCTCATGGTTGATGCGTGTATCCCAGGCTGGGTTGGCTTTGCGTCGCGTTGCCTCGAGCGCCGGATCGTCGGTTGGTTCAGCGGACCACTCAAGGTAGGCGGCGCGCTTCGCGCCTTCCATCGCGGCTCGGCGCACTGATGCGAACACCGCGCCGTCATCCTCTGGCGTTGGAGGCGTGCCCATGAGCCATATCTGCGGGTTCCGCATCGCTGACATCGTGGAGTTGATCGACACCCACGCCGCGCGCGGAAGGTGCTGTGCCTCGTCCAACATGAGGCAGTCGGCAGAGAACCCACGGGAGCCGCCGCGCGTTCGGGCCTTGAATTGAATGCGCGAACCGTTGGCAAACTTGATGTGCTCGCGGTTGATGGCGTTCATGACGCCCGTGCGAATGGAGCCGCCGTGGAGTCTGGCCTCGAGTGCCGGGTTTGACTCGATGAGTTCCATGAACTTGGCGAACGTCTCGCGTGCCGTGTCCTGTTGGTGTGCTGAGATAACGATCTTGCGTTCACCGAACAGCAGCGCTCCGGCGAGTCCGCGGGCGACGATGAGTTGGCTCTTGCCGTTCTGTCGGGGAGCCGAGAGTGCGACTGTCAGCGCCGACCACTTGCCGTCCGCCCTTTCGCCAAGCGCGGCCTCGAGGACCGTCTCTTGCCACTGGTCGAGTTCTATACCGAACGCGGCCGACAGATCGGCAACATCGGCCCAGGAGTTTGAGCGGCTACGCTCCGGCGCGACGTGTACGCGAGGTGGCGCTTGCTCCCCGAGCAGCACGACGGGCGGCGAGGTCATCTACCGGATCACCAGCCTTAGAGCCTTGAGATTCGAGCGCCTCAATCTCTGAGAGGGTGGCGCGGAGTTGTGCTGCGAGGGGTGCGCGCTTGTCCGCGTCTACCGCCTCTAGCGAGTCGAGCAAGACAACGCGGAGCTGCTGCAGGTCAGCGAGGCGCGTACCCATGAGGCACCCCCTGATCTCTGTGTGTGAAAATCGCAATGCCGACGGGGACGAAGTCACGTTTTTGCAGGGTCACCCCCCAGGGGGGTCGTCGGTGTTGTTACCAAATCGGCGATGAGGTCACGGTTCGTGGTGCTTCGCGTTCCTTGCGGTCGCCGGCCCCGCGTGACTGGTTGCAGCGGCGGCAGATGACGCGCCCGTTCTCTATCTCGTTACGTCCGCCGTAGTGGACGGGCAGGATGTGGTCTGGCTCTGCGCTGTTCGGTTGTTTGCCGCGTTCGTAGTCCAGCTCAACGCCGCAGCCTGGCATGGGACAGTGGGTGATGCCTGCGTTCTGTCCTGCGGTTAGCACTTCTTGCCGCCATCGTTTGTGGCTGGCCGTCCCTGTGCGTGAGGTTGCCATGTCAGCCCCTTATGGCCTGTGTGATGGCGTCTAGGTGCCCTGTGCCGTCGCTAGACAGCCAGGGCGTGTTGGGGATCTTGTGGGTTCGCACCTTCACGTCGGGTGCTATCAGGTCGGGTTGGCCTGTGAGGTTGCCGTAGAGGGAGCGTTTGTCGAGTGTGGGGGTGGTGGCGATGATGCCTAGCGCCTCGAGCATGGCCGCAGCGTTGATCGGCATGGGGACGTGTGCTTCGTAGTCCCATGTGGGTAGGTTGTGTTTGCTGAGCCATGCGTGGGTGGCTTGTTTGCGTCGTCCGTAGGCGTTCTTGCGTGTGGTGTCTGCGAGGTGCCCTAGTGCCCATCTGACGGGTTCCACGGGGCGTGTCCAGTAGATGTCATCGTTCGACCATATGAACGTGTCGAAATGCTCACAGGCTAGGCGCATGGCGTTGTCTGTGTTGGCCCAGCGTGCGGGTCGGCGCGTGTTTTGCGCCATTGGGATGTGTTCGCATAGCCCGAAGTCGTGGCCGATGGTGACGATCCGATAGTCGGTGTGTTCGCGGATGGATGCGATGGCGAGTGGCAGGGTTGGGTTGGTGTCTTCAGCCGCGACGGGTATGACGATCACGGATGGCATTGATCCACTCCGGTAGGGCCGTGAGTTCGCGTGTTTGACGTTCCATGATGGCTTCGGCGCGGGCGCGGGCTTTGGTGCTCCATGTCGCGTAGCCCGCTTCGATGGTGGCGATGCCTTGGGCCGTTTCGTCGACGTTCAGTGGGCTGGTGCCGTATTGGGCGTCACTGATGCCCTCTGCGACGTGCATGTTGGTGATGCCAACTGTGGGGATGCCGTAGCCGGCCGCTTCGATGGCGCTTAGTCCGTAGGTTTCCATCTTCGACGGCACGAGCAGGATCCGTGTTGGTGCCAGGTATTCGTGTACGCGTTCGGGACTGACTCGTGGCTTCACGGTCACGTTCGGCAGGGCCGCGGCCAGTTCGTTGAAGCCCTCAATGCCGTGTGTGATTTCGGCGGGGCTTCGGACTATCAGGAACCGCTTGTCGGGCATCCGTGAAGCCAACTCGAGGACGATGCGGACGCCTTTGTTGTGCAGGTTGCTCAGCAGCGTGTAGTGCGTCCCTGTGGGTGTCCTCGGCTTCGGCGGCAGTGCGCTGATGGGTGGGTGCAGTACGAATGTGCGGGGGTGTCGCCATTCTTGGGCTGACTGGTGCGTGTTCATAATGACGGCATCCGCGGTTCGGACGGCTTCACGCAGGTGTCGGCCGTAGCGGGGTGGTGTGTGAATGGACACGATGGCGGGGATGCCGAGCGTGTGGGCGGCTTTGACGGCTGGTGCTGAGAGTTCGTTTTGGGCGATGACGGTCGTGGCGTCGAGTTTCGCGAGCTGCCATACGAGTGGTGTTGGGTCGGCGTCGATGTTGAGCACGTCGGCAATGGTGATGGGTTGCACGGTGATGCCGTCGAGCACGTAGGGCTTGGGTGTGCGCGTTAGGACTGTTACGGGCTCATTCAGTGCCGTGAGCGTCCGATGCAGGGACACCTCACCGCCCATTGACCAACCACTGAGGCCGGGGTAGCCGTGGGTGACGGCGGCGATCATCGCGTGAGGGCTTCCATTGCGACCGTGTAGCCATGACCGTTGCGCCATGCGGTGTACGCGGCTTTGTCAACGATGCGTTTCGTTTTGTCGTTCGCTTCCTGGTATGTCAGGTCGTCTGGTGCGGCTTTGTTCCACCTGTGGAGGTGGGTGAGTTTCGCGTCTGGCACGTACTGGAAGTTGCCGAGTCCCTTGCCGATGTCGCGCGCTACGTTGTCGCCGAATAGGTGCCTCAGCGTGGGCAGGTAGAACCATCCCAGTCGCGTGTACACCTCGGTTGGCACGATGTAGTGCGTTGGCAGGTCTGGGCCATGCAAATGCTCGAGGCCATCGGATCCGTAAGCGACACCGAGCCGCCCACCGAGCGCGTCAATGAGCATCCGATCCCAGCCGACCGTTTCTGGTACTACGTCGTCACCGAACATGGCGAGGTGGGTGCAGCCGTCAGCGACGGCCAGCGGTGCGATCCCGTTCAGCGACGGGCCGTAGAACACGCGAGGCCCAATGACGACCTCAACCTCGGCGTCCATGTCTAGGCACAGGTAGTCGTCAAGTGTCGGGTCGTCATCATCGAGCCGCGTGTAGACCTGGAACTTGCCTGCGACGGTGGCTGCGAGTGCATTCACGAGTCGTTGCAGGTTGTGTGGCCTGCCGCGTGATGGAACCAGGATGCCGAGCATGTGTCCTCCGTGCCGCAGATCGCCGCTGGTGTCTACGTGGTGGCCGAATGAACGGCCCCGTGATGAGTGTTCAGGGTGGCGTGTGTGCGGGCTGGAAGTCTGGGCACCAACGCCGCGCCCCCAGGCGAGCGCACCGAAGTGGGCAAGGGGAGTCGTGTTCCTGGGGCGGCGCGGGTTGGGAGTTTGCTGAACGCACGTCCTAGGAAGCGCACAGCGGGCCTGGTTTCAGTCCACCAGGAAGTCTCAGCCAGTCGCGGGTTTGCGGCCCCACTGGCGCTCCGTAGAGCTAGGCCCTCACGTATTTCAGCATCGTCGAGAGGCTTGGTGGGGCGCTGTTGTGGAGATGCCGGTACTCGAAACCGGTTCCTGGCTAGGTCCGCGTGCGGTTGTCCTGCCAGTCGAAGCCAACTCATCCCCGTGTTCCCGCCAGCTCCTATGGGGCGGGAATGCGAAAGGCCCCACTAGTCCAGGTGGGGCCTCGCGTAGAGACACTTGTCCCTACTGGTGCACATCCTAGTGCACTCACGCCGACTCGTGCAATGTCTCCGGCGTGGTTTCGCGCAAGAGTTTCGCCAGGATTTTGTGATTGCCGTTGAGGTCGCACACGGCCACTGGCTGCCACAGCGCCAGTGATCGCTCGTCCATGGGCTTGTCTCGGTCGATGGACACCCTGAGCGACCCGCTGCACTTGGGGTATTCGAAGCACACACGACCCAGGGGAATCCATGCGCGGCCCGATGGGTGCGCCACCTTGTCTGCGTGCTCGTGGACCTTGCGCGCGTCGTCGTCGAATCCGTAGGCGACCAGCGCGACCTCGTGATGCGTGAAGTGCCCGATGCGCATCGCGAGAGCCTCGAGCTGGTCATCGAAGCCGGTTGGCGGAATGAATCGCGGGTCGTCTGACATGAGCATCTGGATGTACGTCAGCGTGAAGCCTTCGATGTCGCGACGTGCGTCCACCACGTCTAGGTCCACGGGCACCTTGCCAGCACCACCGCGCCCCTTGCCGGCCGCGTTCGTCCGGGCAAGCTCGTTGCCGAGTTCACGCCACAGGGAGGCGAGGTCGCGCATAAGTGCTGCAAGCGCGATGGGGTTGGGTCGCTCGGTCACTGGTCCTCCTGGTCGATGTCGATGCGGATGATGTGGCGGCCGTTGATGTGGGTGATGGCGTTGAGTTCGCCCAGCGTGAGGGTGATGATGCCTTTGGGGTTGGCGTTGAAGTCGTCGATGAGGTTCATCACGTCGGCGTCGGGCATCTTGGCGATGCTGACTTTGCCGCCGTCGCTGGTGTGGACCGTGACCTGGCTCATGCTTGCTCCTGGTGGTGTCGGCCGTTGGCGATGTCATTCCAGGCGTTGCTGAGTGCGATGCCGCGTTCCTGGCCGCTGGGGTCGACGCCGTCTTCCCACACGTCGTAGTTGGCCTGCATTTCGTGTTGCAGGAAGGCGATGATCGCGTTGCGTTCGTTGGCGGCGGCGTGGGCAACAGCCGCGCAGTCCGCACCACGGGGCGCGTAGTGAATGTCAACGGGGACTTCTTCGCCGCGCCAAATCGTCCACGGGCCGTCGCTTCGGAGGATCAACTGGTCACTCATCGTCCACCCCCAGCGCCGTGTTGAGCGCGCGGATGGTTGGGCAGGGGAAGCGCTCGAAGTCGCACATCTCGCAGACTTGCCCGCCGTAGTACCCGTCATCGACCGTGTGAAGCGCCACCACCGCCTCGACAGCGGCGAGCAACTTGGTCGCGTCACAGGGCCACATGTTCCCGCAGTTGCACCAGCCGTTCGGGGCATCAAACGTTTCGCTGCGGTTGAGGTGGAAGTGGCCTGTCCTGATGTCAGCCAGCGTTTCGGTCAGGTCGCTCATGACTTGCTCTCCTTCCCGCCCTTGATGAGCGGTTTGCGGTTGATGTCGCCCCGACCAGTGACAGGCCGGTGCATGGTTTGGGTGTTGCCGTTGACCGTGAGCTGCCACGGTTCACACGGGCAGTCGGTGTCGGTGTGCTCGAACGTTTCCGGGTTCGCTGCGTGCGTGCCATGACGCGGGGGAGTCGGGCGGGGGTCCTTGTAGGTCATCCTCGTGCCGCCTTGACCGCCTCGAGGGCCTTGGCGTATCCCGTGCCGTCGTCGGGTGGGGTTGCGTCACGTTCGGCCTCACGGGCTGCCCGTTCTTTCGCTTCGTGGGCGCGTCGTTTCTCGGCCTTGACGCGTAGGGCTTCTGCTGCGGCTTCCTCGTTGGCCTTGGCACAAGCCCGACAGGGCTTGGCCTGGTCGTGAACTCTCCCGCATGGCTGGGGGGTTTTGTTGCTCGCGCGTTGCTTAGGTGACTTCCCCTCAGAAGGTGATTGAGAAGAAGGGGACGGGCCGGGACGGGCCGGGACGGGCCGGGACGGGGGCGGCGTTACCAACGCATCTGTAACAGCGTTACCGTCGCGTTGTTCGCGCCACCTCTTGACGCGCTCGGCGGTGGCCTGTCGCTTGGCCTCAATCTCGGCGCGTGTTGGCTGGTATTTGGCCCAATTGACGAACGTGTAACCTGCCTTCGTTTCGCGCCACATGCCGACCCTCACAAGCCACTCAGGGCCGCACGTTTCGCCGACTAGTTGCGTTACAACGACAAACGGCACTCGACCGTTTGTGAGGTGTTGCGCACACCATGTGCCACACGCGAGCCAAGTTCCGAGAGCTTCTGCGCGGCGCTCGAGGGGGATTGACAGCACCTTGAGATCGCTCATCAGGGTGTCCGTCGTCTTGAACCAGGCCACTAGGACGTCCCCCCTGCGATCCGAACCTCGGTTTGCATGACGGCGCGCATGAGTGTGGCAATAACACCGACCGGCATGGGATCTGGGTCGCGGCGCGTTGGCTTCACGGCGAGGCGAAGCGACTTGCCGTGTGGCACGAGTAGTCCCCAACCAGTCGGCAGGTCGTCGCGCACGATGTCGACGTCAGAGACGACGAGCGTCCAGTAGTGGCAGTACCGCGCCCACGCTTCGGCCTTGGATGGGTCTCGCAGTTCTGTGAGCCAGTCGGCACGCGACACCTTGACTTCGAATCCGAGGAGCGAACGCGGTTGAGCCACTAGCGCGCGGTCGTTGTCGCGCCCGTAGTTTTCGCGCGCCTCAAGCTCTTGCGGTGTCCGGTCCTTGGACTCGAATAGGTCGATGGCGATGTAGTCGGCTATTCGCTGCCTGCCATAGACGGTGCTGACGCGATCGGGCACATGCTCTGCCCGGATGTACTGGCGGCCGATGTAGGAGCCGTTCTTGTACGTCTTGCCGTAGCGGAGATTGAGCCGGTCGAGCATCGTCCGCTCGGTCTCGCGCGGCGTCGCCTTGGTCTCGACGCCGAATAGGTCGGTAGTCATGCGTCCCCTCCTATGAGTCGCACGAGGTCCGCAACAGTGGTGGTCACGTACCATTCGCCGACGTTGGTGGTGCCGCGTCGTTTGTGGATCACAAGCCCGACCATTGCGTCGTCGTTTCCTGCCTCGGTTTGTGCTTCGTTGACCCATTCGGCGAGTGCTAGGCGTGTGACGTCTTTGACCTCGACGACGACTCGTTGGCTCCTGACTCGTAGGCCGCTGATGTCGCCGCGGTCTTTGGCGCCGGTTTTGGTGCGTCGTTCGATGCGGTCGTCGACATGTTCGGCGAGGTAGCGTGCGACGGCGGTTTCAGCTCGTGTCCCTGCCGCCTTTGCCGAGCCGCGTGTTCTAGTCACTTGATTCTCCCGTCTCAAGGCTCAGCGCTTTAGCTGCTCGGCGTCGCTTTTCGCGCAAGAGCCATTGGTCTTGTCGCGCTCGCAAGCACGTTCGGCATTGACGCCACCCGTTGGGACGTGTGCGGAGGTTGGCGCCAGTGAGTGGATGTCCATGCACGCATTCAGTGCGCGCAGCTTCGACGGCGACGATGGTCCTGCCAGCGAGAAGATTCACGCGGTTCGTGACCGCGCGCAAATGTGACGGCCTTACGCAGCGCGTGTTGAAGCAAAGGTGGTCGATGACCAACCCCTCTGGGATAGGTCCATTCTCCCATTCGTAGGAAACGCGATGTGCCTTGACGTGGCGTCCGTTGAGCCAGAACTGGCCGTAACGCCCATCGGTACTACTCATCCATTCCCAACACCCATCGCCCTTGGCAACCTTTACCCAGAAGCGATCCTCAACCGACGCACTCACTCCCCCACCGCCAGTCCGAGACTCGCGGCGATGTCCAGTTCTTCGCGCGTGACGTAGACACCTTCACGGGCGCACTTGGCGTTGGTGCATCGGTGCATTCCGTTGAACGGGTCAATGTGGAGCGCATGCCCACAACTGCGGCAGACGTTCATTCGCCCGCCCCCTTCTCGATGGTGTCGGCGCGGTCGTCCAGCCATGTCACAGCCGTGTGCCCCCATCCGTTGTTGCGCCAGTTCTCAGCCGCCTCCCTCAGCGCCGCCGTTTTCACCGACGCGATGAAGCGGTTGAACTCAGCGTCTGCGTACCCGTAGGACATTCCTGCGTTGACTCGGAACCCGCCCCAGACGTTGCGGACCTGTTCCTCGGTCGGCGTGTAGTCAGCCATCGCTTGCTCCCTTCGCGCGGTAGGGGTTGGCTGTGGACTCGCGAGTCATGTCCTCGCGCAGCGGGTTGCCCATGTCCAGCGCCAGTGATTGCCGCCCCTCATCCCACGCGGCTTCTGCGACTTCCCGCTCGGTGCGGCCCTCCGCGACTGCCACGTCAAATCCCGCGTTGAAGATGGTTCGCAGGGTGTGCTTGTCATACTTGGCGAGACGCTGAATCTCAGGCTCTTCCTCCTCAATGCACGAGAGGTAGGTTTTGAACTCAGCCTCCCTGTCCGGCTTGACGGTCGGCTCGGGGGCGGGGGTGAGGACGGTGGCGGGGAGGTGAACCACGTCTCGGCCCGAACTGGAATTAAGTCCGTTGTACCAACGCTGTATGCCGGTGCATTCCGCCCAGACGCAGTGATGACCCCTGATGTCCCATTGTCCGTCTTGGCACTCGAACTCGACCACCTGTAGCAGGTCACCGTCAGCATCGAAGAATGGCGTGTTCACTGGCAACGCTTCCAACTCCTCCACCGTGGTGACGACGCGCGGGGCAGGGGTGGTGGGCTCACTCATCGTTGGCCTCCTTGGTGTAGTCGGCGCACGTTGGGAAGTCTCGGAATAGGGAGTACGGGCACCCACAGTCCATGCAGGACGGGGAGAGTGGTGCGCGGTTGTGTCCCATCACTCCCCACCCGCCTGAACGTTGATGCGGTAGTGGTTGAGGACTGCTTCGACTGTCCACGTTGACGGTTCCCGCATCGAGCCAGGGAACATCGGGTGAATGCGTGAGTAGCACGTCTCCATGTCCACACCGTCGAACTCGCGGCAAGCGCACTGGTCTTGATGCCATTCACGCACGAGGGCCTGCTCAACCTGCTCCACCGTCACCACGGGCGCTGGGGTGGGGGTCTCGCGCGAAGGGTTCTCGCACCCAAAGACGGGCGTCCCTGGTAGAAGCGGGCCACAGTTCGGGCACACGGGTTCGCTCTCCACGGCACGCGGGGCAGGGGTGGTGGGCAGTAGGGCGATGATGGCGTCGGCATCGGCCCCTAGCGCCACACGCTCGTGGGCTGTCGGGCCAGGGCGCAAGCCACGTGCGTCCGCGAGTGCTTGGATGATCTGCTCCCGGCTCGGTAGCCCCATCGCGTCCAGGGCGGCACGGGCCATGAGGTCGGCGCATTGGTCGAGCGCGTCGGACGGTACACCAAACGCACACGCCGCAATGAACGCAGGCTCCGTGCGAATTGCCTGCTTCACGGCCTCGACGGTTGTTTCGTTGGTCATGGTGTCTCCTTGAGTCGGTTGACGATGGTGTTGGCAACTTCTGCGCCGACGAGTTCACGCAACGTTTTCAACCACCTTCCGGCTTCTGTGAAGCTCACGAAGGGCAACGAGTGGTTGACGGTGCGGATTGGTGTGCGACGTGCCACGTTGTATGCGTTGAATGCTTCACGGCATTCGTCGCACGGTTGCTCTTTCGCTATTTGGTGGCGTCTGTGTCCCGCGATAGTGCCTGCGTGGTTTGCGCACGCGGATGGTTCCTGTTTGTGTTCGTTGAGGGCGAGTTTGCGGCGCGCTATAGCACGTTCGTCAGGGTCTTCCATGAAGATGCCACCCCACACACCGTGGCGTTCGTCACGTTCGAGAGCGCCCCTCACGCACGTGTCAACCAACAAGCAGCGGGCGCACACACCGCGGGCCCGTGCGATTTGGCGGGCCTTGTCGGAGTCGCGGCCTTCAGGGAACATCCAGTCCATGAGGCCCACACATGCGGCCTGGCTGAACGTGTCATCCGTGGGTGCCGTGAGGTTCGTGGAGCGTGCCGTGACCGGGTTGAGGGTGGACGGGATGGGGCCGCTGTAACGAGTGGTGGGGCGGGTCATGACAGCACCCCTTGGGCGAGACGGGTCTTAAGCGCGAGCTGGTGGTAGTCAGGGTTCAGGTCGATGCCGATGTAGCGGCGGCCGTGTTTCGTGGCAACCATGCCCGTGGTGCCTGAGCCGCTGAACGGGTCGAGCACGGTGTCGCCTGGTCGCGAGCCTGCGAGGATGCACCGCTCAGGCAGTTCTGGCGGGAAGGTTGCGAAGTGCGCGCCGGAGAATGGGCGGGTTGCCATGCGCCACACGTCGCCGGGGTTCTTGCCGTCGTCATGATTGCCAGCGCGCACGACGTCGGGCTGACCACGGAACCCGCGGTCTGGCCGGTCGCGGTTGATTTGCGACATCTCGGGATGCTCGACGTCCACCCGCACCGCATCCAAGTCGAACCAGTACCGCGGCGACTTGGCGAACAGGAACACGTGCTCGTGCTTGGTGCTGAAACGGTCGCGCACACTCTCGGGCATCCCGTTCGGCTTGGCCCAGATGATGTCGTTGCGCAGGATCCACCCGGCGTCCTGCATGGCGAACGCGAACCGCCACGGGATGCCGAGCAGGTTCTTGGCCGGGCGGTCGCCGCGCTTCGGGTTTGCCTCGGCCGTGAATGTCCGTGACGCCCTCTGACCGGTAGCGCCCTGAGCGCCAGCACCGCCCGCGTTCACATATGAGTCCCCAAGGTTCACCCAGAGCGTCCCGTCGTCGGCGAGTGCGGGTCGGATCGCATCGAACACGGCGACGAGGTTGGCGACGAACTCGGCCGGCGATGACTCCGCACCGAGTTGGCCAGCGACGCCGTAGTCACGGAGCCCGAAGTACGGCGGCGAGGTGACGACCGTTTGCACGGACTGAGGCTCGAGTGTTGCGGCTTGCTCGGCAGCGTCACCAGTCAGGAGCTTCACCGTGTCGTCTTGGTAGTACGGCGTCATCACTTCCCCATCCGTTCGTCGTACAGCGCGTCGCACGTGCATGCCAACGGGTGCTGTCCGCAGTCGCAGAGTCCTTTGACGCAGTACGGGTCGTGTTCGTGTTCCCCGCATTCGTCACACCTGGCTGGGTTCACGCCATACGTTTCACAGGCGGCGAGGAACGCGGCAGGCATCACAGCGGTATCGCTGGCCCAACATGCGTCCGCGAGCATCGTTAGGACAGCGGCAGTCTCAGCCGGGGCGGTCACGCGGCGACCTCCCCAGTGATGGCGGCCACGACGGTCGCGATAAGGTCACGTGCGGCTGGTGGGGTGACGGCATTGCCGGAGAGCTTCACCTGTTCGCGCCTGGTGCCGCGCATGATGTAGTCCGAGGGGAACGCCATCGCCTCCTTGATTTCGGAGGGCTCGAGCATCCGGAAGTACACGTCGTCAAGGTTCACGGTGCGGCCCTGCAGGAGTGCTTGGTGGCCCGCAGTGGTGATGGTGCGACCGGGTTGCGTGACGGGTGTGGACATTTCCGCGCCGCCTTCGTTCATGCGGTGCAGGAGTGCGTGCCGTGGTTCCGTGGTGACGGTCGCAACGGGCTCCGATGCTGGGCGCACCGCGTCGTCACGGGAGTAGTACGACATCATCAGCGCGTGGTGATTGCCGCCCGCGCTCACCGTTGACAGGGCATCAGCAACGGGGCGACCGACCGACCCGCCGCCGCGCATTTCCGAGATCAGCGGGGGGAACGCCACCGCGGTCTCGTGGCGCGTCGACTGGGTGCGCATCGGTGCGGCCGCCGACATGGCGACCTTCCCGTCCCGGCCCTCGACAGGCACCATCAGCGGGTGCCACGCGAGGGCCTTCGATTCGCGGGCGTGGAGGGTCTTGACGACCTCACTCGTGGGCCACGCTCGGTAGTAGCCGTCGGGGTCACCGAACGACGGGTGCTTCGGGTCCGCGGCGTCATAGTTGTTGCCGCCATGCTCCACCGTCAGCGGCGACCAGTACCGGTCGATGCCCGCTTGGATGCGGCGCAACGTCTTGTCCGCGAGAGGCTTGGCACGGTCGCCGATGCGGATACCGGGGTTGGACCAGTCAATGAAGCTTGAGGCGGGCAACCAGGCAGGCTCCACGATCTGTCCCTTGCACGAATGCTTCGGGCACCGGTACACGTACTGGGATCGGTATTTCCCGACGATAGAGCGCGGATTCTTGAACGCCTGCATCGACGCGACGACCTCAGAGCACGACGGGCACCACGCCTGCGGGCGTTGCATGTGCTCGAAGTCCGGGGCGCGCTCACCGTTGCGCCAGAACGCGACGTACACACGGTCACGTGACTGCGGCGCGGGGAGGCCGTGCGCGTGAGCGTGCATCGAGTTCAGGCTGATCAGCTTGTGCTGGTAGCCCATGTTGGTCATGGCGCCAACCCAGTTGCGGAACTGGGAGCCGGCCTCACCGCGCGGGTGCGCCCACTGCACCACCTCGACGACGTTCTCGACGAGGATCGCCCGGTAGTCGTGCACTTCGGTGAAGCGCACCACGTCCCACATGGTGGCCCGCGAGCGTTCGGCTGCTTCGTCCGGGAGTGTCTCGCCGAACAGGTCGGGTTGACGGAGCCCGGCGACGCGGCCCTTCGCCTTGGAGTGATTCGTGCATTCTGGCGACGCCCAGAGAATGTCGGTGGCGGCAATGAATCGCGGGTCGGTCTGCGAGATATCGGCCTGCAGGTGGTCCGTGTCCGGGTGGTTCGCATTGTGCGTCTCGATCGCGCGGTCCCAATGGTTTGCGGCGAGACGCACGTCGACACCGCCAACAGCGACGGCACCCGTCGAGCTGCCACCCGCTCCGCAGAACAGGTCCGTCATAGTGAGGTTGTGGCTCACTTCCCCCACCCCACGATCACGACAGCGACAGCGGTGCCGGCGAGTACACCGACGTACAGGAATGCACCAGCGGTCACAGTGGCGGCTTTGATGGCTTCCCGGTCGTGACCATCGGACATGCGGGCCACGACGGTGAACGTGGCCACGAACGCACCAACCAATGCGGCCACACACCACGGCACAGACTTCGTGATGATGCCGATGGCGCCCGCGGTGATGGACAGCAGGACCGCGAGCCCCCACACCCAGGACGATGCTTTGACGAGGGCGTGTGCGACGGGTGCGGGTGCGACGTTGATGGCGCCTGTTTCGGTGACGGTCAGCATCCCTGTGATGGATGCGTGGAAGTCGGCGGCACTCGCGAAAATCGTGAGGTCCATGTCGGGGCCAGGGAGTGCCACAGACTCACGGCCTGCCATGAAGGCACGTTTGGCGGTGACGTGGCCCGCGTCACGGAACGCCGCCCAATCCTCCTGTGCGCTCATCCCAGGAACTCCGCCCTGGTCAGCATCACAGTCACTTTGCGACCATCGTCACGGATCGCGGACAGCCCATGCGTGGACAACTCCACCAACACACGCACCAACGTCGCCTCATGGACGGGTGTGCCCACTTTGTGGCCTGTGACCTCGCTGATACGGGCCGCAATGGCAGGCAGGTTCAGGGTTTGCGTGGTCATGAGTCACCGTCCAACAGGGACTCCATCGGTTCGGGCGGGGTGTTCAGTTCCGTGGTGCGCGCCTCAATCAGTGCCCGCTTCGTCGGCCCCGACACCTTCCACCACGCCCTGAGCGTCGCCACATCCGTGCACTCGCTGACATCCTCAATGGAAGGCTCCACGTCCCCGGCATGTCCCGTGTCCTTAAGGGCAGAGGCCGGGTCCGTGGAAGATTCCGTGAGAGGTTGGACGGTCGTGGGCTTGCGCTTGCCACGCGTCTCCGTGAGCGACACCGTGAGCGGCTTGTCGATGTGGGACAGGTGACTCACCCTGATCCCGCCGACTTCCTCGCCAGCCCACTTCACATGCGGGTCACGGAAGATCGTCAAGCGGCGACCGATGTACGCGCTCGAGTCCTTGCCCCACGCCGCCACGAGCACGCGGCGAACCGTCTTGCTCGGTCGGAACGCGCGACCAGGAAACTCCGCAAGCTCGATGTTCACGGGCTGCTCAGCGTTGCCCTTATTGACTCCCGTGACCGTGACGGTGACCGCGCCAGATAACAGGTCTTCGGCGTTAATCTGGTCACTTTTCGGCACGATGCTGTCTGATAGATCCATTACTCCGAGACCTCCATCTCGTCGTCGTCAAACGCCCACAGGGGCGATGGGGTGGTGTTGACCACGGCAGGACGCCCCGGCCATGTGTTTGTCGCCAGGCAGTCGGCGTAGAGCGCGGTTGCTTTCTCGCGCTTCTGCTCGCCTAGGTGCGGCCAGTCGAGGGGTGCGTGAACGTCCACCAGGTACGGTGCGGACTTCTCGACGGTCACGAACTGGAAGGCCACAGCGTCGGCCCCAGTCGCGAGCGCATACACGTGCCGGTAGAACGCGGCCTGCACGTCGTAACCCAGGCGGCGACCCTCGCGCTCGAACTTGCCGGGCTCACCATCGACGGTGGTCTTGAGGTCCACCAACGTGCCGTCAGGGGTCACCCAGTCAATGCGCGCCCGCAGCCACACACCCGTCACGGGGTCTTGCGCGAACGCCGACACCTCAGGCTCACCCTTAGCGAATATCGTGGCCGCGAGCTCATGATTCTTGACAGCCTCAACGGACGCCCTAATGGGTGCAATGTCCGCATGCTTGAGCGGCACCTTCCCTGCTGCGTACGCGTCCGCAATGAACGTCTTGGCCGCGGTGGTGGATGCGGCACCGTTCGATGCGAGCACGTCCTCGGGGATCTCAACGAGTTCCAGTCCCACACCAAGCACCCCAGCATGGACGGCATGCCCGAAATCGAACGCCGCCTTCTCCACGCGTGGGCTGTCCAAGTAGTGCCGCAAGTGCGCGGGGGACTTGAGAATCTGCCGCAGCATCGTGGACGACAGAGAGCCGCCCTTCACGGGGTCAGCGTGATACGCCAACTCCGACATCCGGTACAAGCCCGGCTTCGTGATCGGCTCACCGAACCACGGCTGAATCTCGGCGCTCACAACGGCCTGATTTCGAAGTCTTGGGGGCGGACAGGCTGCGCACCACACTCCGTGCATTGCGTCGCCCACCCACCCTTAATGGCGTGCGCCAGAACACGCCTCGTGCCCCGCTCATGGACGGCACAGATCAACGACTGGCAGGCACCATGACGCAAGACCGCAACAGCAGGGTCGTCGTCCGCGCAACACGTCACTTCGTCCAGTTCGTCCAAGTCTTGAAGGGTGACGCCCTCCACCACGAGCGCGGTCATGAGGTGGCCTTACCGAAGGCCGCGATGCACTCGTCCATCACGTCGCGCAACTGCGTCGCACGCTCAAGATCGAAGTCGAGCACGACATCGTCCCTGTTCATGGTTGCGATGACGACGGTGATGCCCTTGACGTAGCGCACCTCAATAGCGGTGAGCGCCGAGTTGAGCGTTGCCTGCCGACGCACATAGCCGTCGATGCGGTTGCGACCAACGCCAGACTTGCGACTGACGAACTCCGCGTATGCCACCTCACATGAGCCCTGTGCGTACGTGTCACTCATCGCCCACCTCCGCGTGCGTCCTCAGTCACGAACACGAACGCTGCGTTTGCGGCGACGATGGTGAGGAGCGCAAAAGCGACAGCGGTCAGGACGCGGCGGGTCATGAGGTGGCCCGCTCAGCCATGAACGCCTGCCACGAAGCTTCCACCGCGTCATCCCAACCGGCAGGCGGGCGAGGAATCCAGGCGGGCGCAACGTCGGCGTCGAAGGAGGCGCTGGCCATCACGTCGACGTCGAAGACAACGAGCGACGCATAGCGGAATGGGCCACCGTTCACGTCCGCGCGCCAATACGACCGCCACTGAATGAACGACGGCGCGACCATGCGACTGTCCATGTCCTCCATGGCGGGTGCATCTTCCGGGGCGGCGAAACTCACCTCAACCTCGTGGCCGATCATGCGGCCACCCGCCTTGTCAGCCGGTACACGCGCACGTCACGGCCACCAGCACGTTGGGCGTGGTTGCCGAGCGGTTCATACCGTCCCGTCCACACAGCGGCACCCGAGCGCACAAGACCAGTGACCGTGGCACCCGATGCGGCACCGTGCGCCCACTCAGGGAGCAGGGCGCGGACACGACCGAATCCCCAATCGCCGTCACGGTCAGACACGGATTGGATAGCGGCCAATGTGACCTCCCGAATCTCACCAGGGACAGTCAGCGACGTGCGCGCCATGTGGTCCAGTTGCTCGAGCAGGTCCGGGTTCTCGTCGGTGAGGGTCATGACGCCCTCCGCGCCATGTCCCAGCACACGGCCAGCACGGCAACAGCGAGGGGGAGCAGGAGCAGGCCCTTCACGAGCGGGCCTCGCGACCTTCACGGAGCCTGCAATTACGGCACGCACGCACATGACGAGCGGCATACCGGGCATCCACACTGGCGAGACGCATCCAAGCGCGCGTACCAATCGGGACGGGGAACAAGGGGGTCATAGCGATCTCCATTTCGCTGGGGGGGGGGGGTCAGTTGGTGACCAGTTGCGCGGCGCGCTTGGCGGCGAAAGTGCGAACGGACGCCTCGTTGAACACCCACGAGCCGGTACGGCCGGGGAGTTTGATCGCGTCGATGGCACCGTTCGCGCCGTAGCGGGTGACCTGCCGGGCGGAGATGTCCTGCCCGGTGATCTCGGTGATGATGGCGGCAGCTTCTTGAGCAGTCTTGCTGTGGCGGAACTTCGTCATGGGCGTCACAGTACGCGCCATTGATAGTTTGTCAAACGATGGACACGAATCGGCGTGTCGCACGCACAAATATTCGTGGTTGCTAGGGGTTGCGCTCAGTGGTCGTGGTGTCGTAACTTAGACATACGTCCAACAGGAAGGAACGGTAATGATTCCGCAGCTCACAACCCCACAGCGTTTGCGCGTTGCGCGCGAAACGTCCGGCTACGACCGCGACGCCGAGGGCTTTGCCCCGGTCGTGGGCTTGTCTCGCCAGACCATTTCCAACTACGAGCGCGGGGCCACAACCCCAGATCGTCGCTCGCTCATGGCATGGTCGGCGGCAACTGGTGTTCCCGTGTGGTGGCTCGAGGGCCACGACCGTGAGCCCGTTGGAGGTTCGCCAGTAATCAACTGTTTCATTGGCAAGTCGGACGGAATTGTCGTGGATTTGGACTCCAAGCGGCGCATAGTAGGACAAAAGGCTCAGCGCCCGGCCGCCTGATGGGCAAAGTCCTAAAGTTCCCCACCCGTGGGCCGATTACCAGCCCATACGCAACGCCGCGGGCTGGGGGTTATATGGACTGGGCCAACCTATTGACGGACTACATGCAGTCCCTTGATGCGTCAGGACGTAGTCCTGGCACCATGCGCTTGCATCGTGTCTACCTATTGAGTCTTTCCCGCGCGGTTCCCGATCCACTCACCGCCACGACCACTGACATCGAGGCGTGGATGGCGATGCACACATGGAAGCCGGAGACCCGCCGCGCCGCCCGCGCCGCTGCCGTGGGCTTCTATCGATGGGCGCTGCGCGAGGATCGCCTGGCTGTGTCACCGGCCGCGAACCTTGCGCCAATCCGCCCACCCCGCGCAGTTGCGCGCCCCGCGCCAGAGGCGGTATTTGCCGACGCC